CCTTCGCCGATTGCGACGCTGATGTCGTCGAACGTGGCTGCGAGCCTCCTCAGCTGACCGGTCAGGCTGTCCGATGTTTTCTCGGCGTCGCCCTGCTGGACCACCGTCTGCTCGAGGATGACTTCGTACGCGGCCAGCGCCTTTGTCTGCGGCGTGAGGGCCTGTTTCTCGTTCTCGATGAGGCCCATCTGGAGGGCCTTGGCCTTGAGCGTTGCGGCGTCGAGGAGCACGCCGAAGCGGCGCAGCGGCTCGGCTTCGCCCCGGAGGCCGGCCTGGAGGGCGGTCAGGGTTTCCTCGACGCCCACGTTGCCGAAGCTCGCCATGTCCGCTGCGAGCTTCGTCATCGTGACCGACAGGTCGACGCCCTCGGCCTGGGGCATCCCCATCGCATGCGCCAGAGCCCCGAACACGCCGACCGCCTCGAGGGCGTCGCGGCGCGATATGCCGAACGCGTCAGCCGAGCTTTCGGCGAACCGTTCCGCAGCTACGGCGGCGTCGCCAAACAGGACGCGGTTCTTGGACAGGGACTCCTCGACGTCGGCGGCCGCGGCGACCATCGGCTTCAGGGTCATCACAGCGCCGGCCACGGCTGCGCCGATGCCTGCGAACGCCCCCATACCTATCGACGCTGCCCGCACCATCCTGTCCGACATGAGGCTCGAACCCTTGGACACGCGCCTGAACGCCTTGTCCAGGTCCTTCGTCTTGCCGACGAAGTTGACTGTGAGGGTACGAACCGGTGATGCCATCAGATGCCCCTCAGCACTTTCTCGATCTGGCGGGAATATTCCCTCTTGATGAACTCATGGGAGGCGGCAATCGTCGGAAAGATGACGTAACCCTTGCGTCCCCGGTGGGGTGCGAACTGCATCGTCGAACCACCCCTCGAGGTGCGCTTCCTTGCGCGGCCGCCGAACTCGACGCCGTGGAGGAACTCGCCGACAGAGGGGCGCGCCTTGCGCGACACGCGGGCCTTGCGTGTCCCACCTATACGCATCCGGGGGGTGCGGCCGGCGATGGCACGCAGCGACGGCACGACGAGCTCGTACTGGTGGGCGTGTGGAACGGTGCGGGCGCGAACCTTCATCAGCTGGACGACATGCTCGGCGACCTCCTTCGAGCCGGCGTTGACGCGCTTCCTCGTCTCCGGTGGTGCCTTGCGTAGGGCTCGCTGCATCTCCTTGAGGCCGAAGATCTCGACGTCGCCGGCGAGCTTCTTGTTTGTCTTTAGCGGTTTGACTGTCACCTGCGCCTCCTCGACTTCGCCTGGTCTGCTGCCTTCTTCTGCTCGTCGACCTGCCAGGACAGCACCCGCCACATCGCGTCGAGCATCGTGGCGTCGAGCTCGTAGAGCTCCCTGGGCGAGATCCCTGTCCGCACCGCCAACGCGGCGACCTGGACGGTCAGGGAGTCCCAGCCAAAGGGACCGGCTCCTCGCCCTCGTTGACGACACGGATGTCGTCGAGGCCCGCAAGCCACTCGTCGAACGGCTTGATCGCCGGGCCGTTGCCGGCCAGGGCCTGCTTGTGGAGCGCATCGTGGGCCAGCCACGCCAGGTGCTCGACGTGGGGTTGGCTGATCATGGCAATAAACCCGACGCCCCACTTGCGCTCGAAGGCGACGATGGACACGGGTCCTGCCGTGACGGTTCGGGCTTCGCCGTCGTGCGTGATAGCGAAGTCGACTCTCATTCCCTTGGGCATTTTGGCCCCCCTTCCTGGTTAGGACGTAGCCCTGGTGATTGCTCCAGTGACCGGCCACGACACCGACAGCGTCGCGAGCGATCCGACCTCTGCTGAGATCGGCGTGTAGCTGGTGATCAGGCATGACCCGGAATACTTCGGGTTGGTGGCCGATACTGCGCCGGCTTCGGGCGTCAACTCGAAGGCAACTGCAGTCCCGACGATGCCGTTCAGCGTCGCGTCGACCTCTGAGGCCGCGTAGTCCTGGTTGAAGGTGATACTGACGGTTGCGTCGCCGAGGCCGGCGATGCGTGTCCGCGTCGTATCACCGAACGCGGTTGTGTCGACGTCGTCGTAGTTGATCTCTAGCGACGCCTGGGTGATGTGGTCTGAGAGGTCGACGCTATTCACAGTGACTGCTGCGCCAGCACCTCCGATGAACTCTGCCATTTTTTATGCCTCCTTGGGGCCTTTGCCGGCTGCCAGGTGGCCGCCGTCGATGAGCTGCTGGGCCTGCTCGTCGGATATGTCCGACGAGAAGGTTGTGCCGGGGTCGTGCCCCAGTACGGCGTGGTTTCCCACGACCGTGTAGTCGTTCTTCTTTTTGGTCATGCGTAGACCTCCGTTGTCCATTCGCATCCGAGGAATGTGGTTTCGTTGAAGTCGACGGCCCCATACGAGGTCGCCGACATCACCTGGCAGGTTTGGGCGTTGCCGCCGAGGGTCAGGTCGCCCTCGATGAGGGCTCGCACCGACCCGGCACCCGACATGAGGCCGTCGACGAGGTCCTGCTGGGCGGCCACGTCGAAGCGCTGCATGAGCACCAGGATGGTGAACACGAACCGCTCGAGGCCGTTGGCGAACGCCTGGTGGTATTCGACGACCGGTGAGCCGGGTAGGACGATGGCGCACGGCGGGCTGATCGTGTCCGGGGCGGTGTCGGCCACCTGGATGAACGTCGACGACGTCGCCAGGCGGGTCTTTATACCGTCGCGGATCGCCGAGTAGTCGGCCATGCTCAGGCCAGCCCGGCCCGCTTGTAGTCCATGAGCAGGAACGCGATGTCGGGATCTGAGCGCGAGATGCGGACAGGGCCGAAGTCGCCGACGCCGATGACGCCCATAGGGGACGCCTTGCGGCCATACAGCCTCGAGGCGAGCATCAGCGCCGCTTGCTTCACGGTGTCCGGCACAGCCGGCCACCCCCACTTGGCGGTCACCTCGACGCACACCTGGCCGTCGCCGTACACGGGGAACGTGTAGGACCCGATGGCCCGCAGGTTGTTGACGCTGCGCCCCTTCGCGATGTTGTTCAGCGGTTCGACCTGGTAGTCGGTCGACGCCCACGTCGTGTCGAACGTGCCGTCGGCCGACGTGTCGGTCTTGACGACCAGGCCGGTCAGCGTCGAGATGTCGTCGGTGACGGCGAGGTAGCTCTGGGCGCGGTATGTGCGTGCCGAGGCCGAGCCGTCGGCGGTGAACTTGCGGCCGCACAGGTCGTTGATCGCCTGCTCGGCGGCGTCGATGCCGAGGTTCAGGAAGTCGTCGTCGCCGGAACCGGAGATGCCGAGGGCCGTCTTGAGCTCGCTGAGAGCCACATAGTCGCCCACCGGCTACTTCTTCGCCTTCGCCTTCGCCTTCGCCGGGGCCTTCTTCGCTGCTGGTTTCGCAGCAGCCTTCTCCGGCTTCTTGATGCGGGCCGGTGCCTGCTTCTCCCAGAGGGAATCCATGTTGCTCCTTTGTGTGGGTCGGCCCCCGGCGGCCACCGAAGTGACCGCCGGGGAACCGATGCTCCTACCGGGGGGGCCGGCGGGGAGCCTGGTAGGCCGGCCTAGAAGCTCGGCGCGACCAGGCCGGTGCCGGAAACCTTGCTGATTGCCGTCGGGTAGCGCCCGAAACATGCACAGGCGTACTGGAACGCAACCAGCTTGATGGTCAGCTGGCCGCCGAGCGTCTGGTCCATGCGGACCATCGACGGCGCACCCGGGCTCTCGAACAGCAGCATGTCGGCACGTCGCACGACGAACACTGAGTCCTCGTCGCTGCCTGCGCCGCCCACCGTGGAGATGTTCGCGTCGGCCACCACTGGGATTCCGGCGAGCTGTAGGCCGTTGAGGCCGTAGCCGGCAACCGGGCCGGTGCCCATCGCGTTGGACGGGACGCCTGCCGTGGGCAGGACAATCGGCCTCGAGTCGCTCCCGACGGCTGCGAACAGCCACGCGGCGCGCCTGGGGTGCATGATGATCAGGTCGGGGCCGGCGTACCGGTTCGAGTTGATCTGCTGGATGGCATCCATCAGCTTCGGGTAGAACTCGGCGACCGTCGGAGTTCCGTCCGTCCAGGTCACGTCGTTTTTCCCGGTGATGTTGTTCAGCCCGAGCAGCGCACCAGAGGTGCCGTCGCCGTAGATGCAACCCTCGTCGAGGACGGTGGCAATCGCGGACGACAGGTCGGCCATGATCAGGGCGTCGACGCCGGTGCCCCTCTCGAGTGCCTGGCGGCTTGTGTCCTGCTGAGCGCCCACCGTGCGAATGTCGAGGGTGAGCAGCGTGTCGTCGATGTCTTGCTCCGACAGCGCGCTGTTCTCGGTCGCCTGGACTGCAGCCGACGAACCGGTCGTCACCCTCGATACAGAGATGCTCATCCCGTCGGACGGGAGAGGCAGCGACGTGCACAGGTTGGCGAATGGCCTCCCGGCGCGTGCCAGCTCTGCGGCCAACTGGGTGAGGTACTGGGGGACGACCAGGCCCGCGTAGTTGGAGGTGCTGGCGTCGCGGTATTCGACGTCCATCTCGGTTGCGTGGCGGGCGATACGCGCCCCCGCCGACGGGTCGTGGTGCATCTGGCTCGCGTAG